TTGAGTTTCCGCCATGCGGAGGTCAGATGCGCGTTTCATCAGTTCCGCGTCATCGAGTTGGATCTCCTTTCCCATTTTCGTGATGCGGAGTGCGTGGATTTGAGCGCTTGCCGCGTCCATTTTTTCGGTCCGTTCGCCAGCTTTAGCCTGGCGCATTCCGGTGGCGATATGTTCGCCTGCTCGAGCAAGGCCCTCGCCAGCTGCGCTGCCGGTTTGTGTAGCGTATTGCCCAGAGGGAGAGAAGTTTGCGCTGGAGCCCAGCGCGAAGAGAGGGTGAAGACCAGCCGCCTTTGCGTCGGCGACTGCGGTTTGGAATTGAGTTTCGCGCGCAATGCGGTCTTCGGTGCGGTACTGGCCGGTCATGGATTTCGATTGACCGCCTTTAGAGGCGAGTAGTGAGCCGGCGACAGCTGCGCCGGCAGCGATGACAGCCGGCCAGACCATTAGGTGCTGAAGATGAACGCCGCGTAGAGAGCGACGATGATGACTGCCCAAGCGAAGGGTGCGCGGATTGTCATTTACAGGATTCCTTTGATTCTTCGGTCCGTTTGTAGGGACCGTGATTTTGTTTGCCGGAGTTTCCTCCTGCAAAGATAGCAGAGCGACGGTGTTCCCGTCGAGTGCAGAGGGTTCGTTGCCTTTCGTCGATGCGTCTGTCGACCCGTTGCAGTGCCAGGGCCTGCGTTTGTATGGGGCTTCGCCCCACCCTCCCTGGCCTCCGGCGACGGTCGGGCCGCCTCGTGAGTGGCGTCAGCTGTTCCCACCGGGGCCGTTCCGAGCGTAGGGGTTCCCTGCGCGCCCGGGGGGAGAGTGCTGCCGCTTTGAAGGCGGAGGTTGTCCTATACCGGACAGTTGGTTGTGTTGTGACGGTTTCGATGCGCCTTGTGGTGCGCCCCCGTCGCCTGCGCCTGGTCATGGCTTGTCCGGGTGATAAAAAACCGTGTTGGATAGGCGTCCTCTAACTTTTTCGGATCGCCATCTATGTTGAGCATCCTCGACAGCGACGATTGTAAAGTCCGGTCGAGGGGGTAGCGCTGGCCGTCGATTTGAACTGTCGTCGGTAGTGGACAAATGGGGTTGTCCGACGAATCGAAAGCCACGCGTTTGATGGAATCTGCGACCTTCGGCAGAAAGAGCGTCCCAAGCGGTGGGCGCTTGGACATTATAGCGAATGTGGGAGCTCTTCCACGGAGCCACGGGTTGGTCGGATCGTTTAATGCCTTCATCGCATATTTGAGCGTATACGCCATCGATGCAGAGTCGGCCGGACGGATCGAGCTGAAGCCTGCCGTCCACGTGGACGCGATTATCTCGTGAAAGCGTTCGTCCAAGCCGAACAAAAGTAGGTGGTAGTGAGGCCTCGCGGACTTCGTCCCATACTCGCCAACTGCGTAATATCTCACCGCTGTATTTTGAGTAAAGGAACACCAGGGGGTACGCGATAGCCGTTGCCGTAGCGCCCGGATGTAGTCCTGGACGTCGCTTTTTCTGATGGTGCCGAGCGGTTCGCCGGTTTCGGGGTCTTTGCATAGCGGTTGGTTCTCCGGTGAATAGGTGAGGGTTAAGAATTGTGTGCTCAGAGCTGTTTTGGACTCCAGGAGCAGACGGCAGAGCCATTTTCGTTTGAAGTTGACCCGGCAGTTAATGCATTGACCGCATGGCCGGGAGGTTTTGGGAGAGACCGCTTGAGGGAAGGCACAAAGCATTAGATTGCGGTCATTCCGAAGGGTCCGTGATACCAGTGAGCACAGTGACCTATCAAGTATAGGTCACTTCGGGGAGACGGGAGGCGTCGTGGCTTCGCTTGTAGGGGCGCCCGGTGGCGCGGGAGCGGCTGGTGCCGCGTCTGCAGGGGGTATATGGCCGGTGCTGGGATCCGGCTCAGGTGGGGCCGCGTCGTCCGTCGCGGGCATGTCGGGATCTTCCTCCATGGAGTACTCGTTTACCTCGAAGCGCTCCATGGGGAGCGGATCGTGAGATTCGACGGAATAGTCGTCTTCTTCCTCGAATGAGCCGAGACCGTCGGCCTCGGCCGCCTGAGAGACCTCCAGACGGACGTAGCGCTGGATCAGGTCTGTCATGGTAGGGGGGTGCTCGTAACCGACGGGGATGGCCATGGGCGTCGGGTCAGGGTGCTCCTTGTCCAGGGGGCGAGCGGCAATCCGTTGCCGCTGCGTGCGTTGAGTTCTCCAGGAGACCAGCTCCTGGAGGATGGCTTTGATGCTCAAAGGATGCGGCTCGAAGAGCCGGTGCGGACGAGACGCCGCGCGACGAGCTGGTGTTGAGCAGCGATCCAGAGAGTGTGCTGGTCCTGGACGTTGAAGATGCGTTTGCTCGGGTCGCAGTCCACGAAGGACTGGTTGAGCACGGGCAGCGTGTTGAAGTCGCGGCCCAGGTGCCAGTAGTTCAGTGTCGTTTTGAATTCCGACGATACGCGATTGGGTTCCCGTTTATATTCCTGATAACGGTCGGAGAATCCGAAGGTTTCGAGATCCGCCGCCGTCCCGTCGGCGAAGACTTCGGCATTAAAGATTTCTTGTTGTCCGATTTGCTCCAGTTCCTTTTGCCAGAATTGCTCGCGGTCCTGGCGAAGCCACGTGCGCGTGATGCCGTTAAGGTACATAGCCTTCGGACGTACTGACAGAAACGACAGGACATAGCCGTGCTCCTCGAAGGTGCGGCGGTAAGCGTTGGAGCGCATGTGCGCGACACCGTGGCCGAACATATCGCCGACGCCAAAGCGTTCGGTTTCGCCACCGCCCACATCGTGGGTGGTTTGTAGGACTTCGGAGATAGAGACTTTTACTTTGCCGCCGCCGAGGTATTCCGGGCGTTGGAGTCGTGCGTCCGATGAACGTACGCCGAGATAGCGGAGATATTCCGTGTAGCGTGAGCCGTACTTTGCGCGAGCTTCCGCGAAGCGTTGGAGTGCGAAGGCGCGTCTGAAGTCGTTGATATCGACGCCTTCCGCCTGCGACAAGTCGGCATAAAGGTGATTCGCAACCGAACCTTGAATGCCCGCGGCCTGAACCGTGGGCGTGTCGGATTGCATCTGGTCATAGTCGTCCTCGCCAGTAGCGAAGACGGAGAGCGGGCTCCCCTGGGGAGCGTCGTGAAGGATAGGTGCCTGCGCACCGATCGGGAGCGTGATAGCCGGGCCCTTCTGTGAGAACGGGCGTGCGGTGGTTAGATAATCTTTTTCCCACGCAACGAGAGGAATTGTAACGTCCTCCGGATCACGTTTTGGGACAAGGTCCTGGTCCCGGTAATATTCGTTGAAGCAGAGGTTGAAGGCACGGACCGGGAGCGCGGATACAGAGATTCCCGCGACGGTCGGCAAATTGAAGTAATCGAGGAGATCACCTTCGGTCCCGGTCGTTGAGAGCTGCGGCGGGACTTGAGTATCGTCATTGTTTTCTCCGCCGGTGATGAAGTTTTCCCATCCGCCGCCCTCAGATTCGGGCCACAGAATGCGGTGGGGAACATACATGTGATGGATTCGCACCGTGACCGGGTGCATGACCGGGGCTACCATGGGTGAGAACCGCATGAAGAGGGAAGTGGAGTGCTGAAAGCCGTCTTTCGGGAGCACCTCCACCAGGCCGATAGGGTAGAGACGGCCCATGTCCCCGGTAAGAAGTTTGTAGTGAGAGAGGTTGTGCTTGTGTCTCACAGTCGGATGCCCGCCTTTCCGTAAGGTACCAAAGAGCGACGCCGAGAAGAGCCTCGGCGACTAGAAGTGCGGCGACGAGAACCGCGCCTGCCGCGTAGCGAACGAGTAGACCTGCGTCCGGGATAGCCGCGTCTTCGTGGCATGTCATGACCCTCCATAGAAGGATGCGTCGGAGCGACGCTGGATGCGGCGAGAACGCCGCCGTTGTTTTTTGATGCGCGATTTGTAGCTTTTCCGTCCGCGCGTGAGATAGCGCGAGACGTATCCCGCTGCCTTGAGCCTCAGATATTCGGCCTGGCCGACTTCGTCCAGACCAAGGTCCGGATTGAGCAGCTGGAGCCGTTCCTTTCCGGACACGGACTCGACAGTTTCGGGCATTGATTGGCGACCCGTTGCAGTGAGCGGTCGCATGGAAAGTGGAGGCCCGATTTTCGTACCGTAGGGATATGTTTTTGATTCGAGAGCGCCGGTCGATAGTCCCGTTCCGCCGTCGCCCCAGTTGAGGTATTGAGTTTCCGCCATGCGGAGGTCAGATGCGCGTTTCATCAGTTCCGCGTCATCGAGTTGGATCTCCTTTCCCATTTTCGTGATGCGGAGTGCGTGGATTTGAGCGCTTGCCGCGTCCATTTTTTCGGTCCGTTCGCCAGCTTT